TTTAAAAAGTTCAAACAATATTTATGAGTTTGACCCTACTCAAATCATTCAATATGGAGAACCCAATCAGCGAGGCAAGTCCACAATGTTAAACTTCAAGATTCAATTAGGTCAGAATTTTGAAAAAGTAGCTGAAAATCAGCTAAAAGCTAAACAATCAAAAATGTTTTAATTAAAAAAATTATGTCTATTCAATCATTTTTTATCACTATTATTGTTCTTAGTTTGCTAATAGGAGTTATTGTAATAGTAGGAACAATAATCAGGAACGGCGAAATCAAAAAGAATAAAAAGTCCACCCCTCTAACCGTAGAAAATTTATCAGACTTTGCTTTTATTCAAACCTTTGAAGAATTTAGAGTATATAAAAGTATGGTGAGAAATAACTATTGTATAACTTTTACCTTGAAGGTCGGAGAAATATCAGTTGACCGCAGATTGGAGGCACATACCTTTGAAGAAGTGTTATTCAAACTTAAAAATTGGTATAAAAAGAATAAAAGTAATTTAGAATTCATAGACCAAACTCTGGAGAAAGTAGATTAAATATAAAAGTATGCTTGAAAAGATTAAATTCACAAGAGATATTATTTTAGAAAGTTGTAAAGGTGGTGGTAACATTTTTAGAGAGGGGGAAGAAGTTGATATTATTGAGGGAATGGTGAAAGGTGAGTATGTGATAAAAGAACCATTATCAAATTTTAGTGTTAAAGTAAGAATACAAAATTAAACAATTAAAGGTTGTAAATAAATTAAACATAGAAAGAATATAAAAATATGAACACTGCATTAAAAGTCTTTTCAATTATTGGAATAGTATTTATTGGGTTAGCGTTTTTAGGTAATATGGGTAATTTAGAAGCATTGGGATACACCTTTTTTGTTGCAATGATTTGGTTACCACAATCTATAATTGGATTAATTGTTTCAAATAAAAAAGAAGTTGAGAAGAAGTAACAAACCCTACGCAAAAACGATAAAACCCTATACAAATATGAATCTAAACAAATGGCTAAAAATTAATAAAAGAAAAGAAATACTAAACTATAAAATATTTTGGTATAAGTGTGTTCCTTTTGTAATTGCTGAAGTTAAGAATAGGGAATGGGGTAGATTAGAAGAAATAGAAAAGAAAGAAGGAAAGACTTTAGAAATATTAAAGCAAATGTATAATTCAAATGGTAACTGGTATATTGTAGAAGGATTGGATTATTTCTGGTTTCACAGGCAATTATTTACTAAGCAAAAGGAAGAAGTTTTATTTAATGATAGTATGCACTTACAATATAATGGAAAGTCAGACAATGAAAAGTTTAAAATGTTAAAAGAACACGCCCAAGCAGATATTGATTCTATTTGGAATAAAATATTTAAGAAAAAGTAAATATATGACAACCAGAAAAGAGTTTTTAAAAAAGTTTGCAGATATGCCTTTAGAAAAAAGAAATAAGGTAGCTTTAAATATTAATCATAATAATATTAATCAGCCCGTTTCTTGGAATGTGTGTTGGCTGGAAATTCAGTACAATACAGAACTAAGTAAAGAAATATTAACTAAACTTAATTAATATATAACTTTTATGGATAAAGTATATTGTAAAAATTGTAGGCATAAAGCATCTTGTGGATTATGGTGTGAAAACCCACTTGTTTTAGCTGTTGAAAAAAAGAAATTAGAAGATGAGTTTGGCGCAACGAGTGGTAATAAATATAGTGGTGTACAGAAAGATTATGTGAAAGTATCAGTAAGAACTTGGAAAGTAAATAAAGAGGGTGAGTGCAAAATTTACAAAAAGAAATGGTATAAATTTTGGATTAAATAAATAATTAATAAAACTAAAAAAATTATGTCTAAACAAATTAAGAAATCACTTGAAGCACGTAATTCCATTAAAAAAGGAATGGATACCTTAGCAGATATTGTAACTGCTACTCTTGGTCCGAAAGGACGAAACATTATAATTGAAAAAGAATTTGGAGACCCTGATATTGTTCAAGACGGAGTAATTGTAGCCCGAAGTATAGAACTAAAAGACCGTTTTGAAAACACAGGGGCTGAATTAGCAAAGTCAGTTGCTATTAGAACAAATAATGAGGCAGGGGATGGAACAACCACAGCCATAGTATTGGCTCAAGCAATGGTTAATGAGGGAATGAAATATTCTGAATTGGGGATAGGTGCTTTGGGATTAAGACGAGGAATGAAAGAGGCTATTTCTGATATAGTGAAAGAATTAGAATCTCTTGCCACTCCCATAAAAGATAAACAACAAATGGAAGAAATTGCTACTATCTCTGCAAAAGATAAAAGCATAGGAAAAATAGTTGCAGACTCAATGGATAAAGTAGGCAAGACAGGAGTAGTTAATACTGAAAAAGGACAAACCAATGAGATTACTCAAGAAATAGTTGAGGGATTTAGGTTTGACAAAGGATTTGTTTCTCCTTATATGGTAACTAATCGGGAAAAAGGAGTCAGTGAATTAGCAGATATTTATATTTTAATCACAGACAAATCTATTTCAGATGTTCAGAAAATATTACCACTCTTAGAAAAGGTAGCTACTCAAGGTCAAAAACAATTAGCCATAATCTGTGGAGATATAACAGGAAATGCTTTAGTAACTTTTGTAGTAAATAATGTAAAAGGAACATACAAAGGAGTAGCAATCAAAGCCCCTTATTATGGAGATAAGCAAAAACAAGCATTAGAAGACATTGCTATCCTAACAGGTGGAGTAGTTATCAGCCAAGATGTAGGATTAGAATTAAAAGATGTAGAGATTGAACATTTAGGCAAAGCCAAAAAATTAGTTGCTACAAAAGACCATACTACTATTATTGAAGGACAAGGCGAGAAAGAAGAAGTTAAGAAAAGAATAAAGCAACTCCAATCTGAATTAGATAAAGAAAAGAATGATTACATAAAGGAAACTTTACGGGAAAGACTTGGCAGACTTTCAGGAGTAGTAGCAGTAATTAAAATTGGGGCTAATAGTGAGGTGGAACAAAGAGAACTTGAAACCAGAGTTGAAGACGCTATAAGTGCCACTCAGTCAGCCTTAGAAGAAGGCGTAGTTATTGGCGGTGGCTTAGCTTTAATTTTAGCTAATCATACACTCGAGCATTTAGATAAAGAACCACTTACTGAGGATGAAGAAAAGGGTTATAAAATAATAATGAAAGCAATAGAAAAACCGTTTATAAAAATATTAGAAAATGCAGGCGAGAAAAGTGAAGTAATTTTAGAAAAGATGATTGCTGAGCATACTAATAAGAAATCTAATTTAGGATATAATGCTGAAACAGGTGAGTATGTTGATATGTTTAAAGAAGGAATTATTGACCCTAAAAAAGTAGTTAGATGTGCTTTAGAAAATGCAGGCAGTATTGCAGAAATGTTCTTATCCACAGAAGGAGTAATCTGTTTTGAAGATGAGGAAATTCCTAAGCAACCTTTAGCCTAATATGAAAAGATATAAAGTAATGATTAGAGATTTCAGAAATTCACCAAACGGAGAGTGGAAAGTATTAGAATTAAGATATGACCACAGAACAGGAAAAAAGGGAGTAGCAGTTTTTAAACATAAACACGAAGCTAAGGAATGTGAATCAATCGCTCATCGTTTATCAGAAAATAGTATTAAAACTAAAATAATTTATGAACAAAAAAATGAATACCGAAAATGACAACCCAAATAAAACTTATCATCAAGAAGTAGCGGAAGATATTGTTAAGGGTCTAAACAAAAAAACTATTGAGTTAAATGACCCTTTAAATTTTGAGTGCGTTGCTTGTGGTAAATGCTGTTATAATCAAGATATTATTCTCAATACCTATGATATGTTACAGTTTCGCAGAGAGTTTGAAAAGCCGACCTTTGCTCTTGGAATTGCTGGTCTGTACACTGTACATAAAGGACCAAACTCAAAAATGCCCGTTTATTTATTAAAATTTCTTAGAGAACCAGAGAGTAATATATCAATGTGTCCTTTTCTTAGACCAGAATTTCAAACAGAATTAGACCAAGTAAAAAAAGATAATAGACCACAAGAAGAAGTAATAGAAGAAATGAAAGTCATAGTTAAGAAAAATGTTACTTTAGGAAAAACTAAGCAAGTATGTTCTATCCATAAAAATAGTCCGACTGTATGCAAACTATACCCATTAGGCAGAGTTTCTGTTAGACCAAAAGATAGTGGTATTAGTAATACTAAAGAAGAAGTAAGATTCCTCAAATTAGAAAAAGACAGATTATTCTGCCCAGAGAAATGTTTTGAATGTAAAAATACAGTAAAAGATTATTTGACCAAAAATAAAGTAACAGATGAATTTAATTTTCAAAAGGAATATAATATGCTGATTAGTAGATTTGCCGAAATAATCAGTGAGCAAAAAGTTTTTCCTGAATATAAACAACTGGCTACTCTTCTTTATGATTTTGATGCTATAGCGATATATCAAAAATTAAAAAAGCAAGCACCAACTAATGCTAATTTAGACGATGTAATAAGTAAAAATAAAGAGGCTGAAAGGTATTTTGAACAATTCCCAGAGTTAGACCAAAGTTTACTATCAAAGTCGTTAGATAAAAATGCCTCTGACTCTTTATTAGAATATACTTTATCTCATCTAACTGACGCTTATAAAGAGTATTTAAAGGTACTTCAACAAAAATATGCTTAAAGAAATAAATATCAACCAAATCAAGAAAAGCCCAAGTAACCCAAGGTATTTATTTGATAAGATTGCTTTGCAAGATTTGGCAGATACTATCAAAGTTCAAGGAGTAATCCACCCAATTGAAATAGATGAGAATGAAACGATTATTTGCGGAGAAAGACGGTGGCGGGCAGCAAAATTGGCAGGATTAAAAACTATACCTTGCACAGTAAAAACAGGGCTAACCCCACTTCAGAAATTACAAAGACAGTACATTGAAAATGCACAGCATTTAGATTTAAACATAGTTGAGAAAGGGAGAGCTTTCAGAAATATGCTTAAATTTAAAAAAGATGAACTGTTAATGGATAGAGATGAACGCCACAAATCTGATTATCATTCTAAAGGCATAAAGGAATTATCAGAGCAACTTGGAGAAACTGCCTGGACAATCAGAGAATCAATCTGTTTAGTAGATGAAGAAAAAGCTATTACACAAGCCATAGAAAAAGAAGAAGTACCTTATACACATATTATTCAAGCTAACAAAGTTAAAGAGCCAAAATTAAGAGAAAAAGTTAAACAAAAAATCTTAAATAATGATTTTTCCAATCGTGAAACTTTAAAAGACACCATTGATTTAATAAATCAAAATCCTGATTACGCTAAAATTCTAATGAGCAAAGACGGAGAAGATTTAAAAGAAGCCATAGAGCATATTGTAGATACTGATTTGATTACCAAACAAGATTTAAAGAAAACAACCTTAATGCAAGCATTTCCTTATATTGAAGAAGAATATAAAAAGTTTAAAAAGTCCAGTAAGAATTTAGATAAATTTATTCAGCATTTAAAGGATATATGCAAGTAAATAAATGTAAGAAGTGTAATGGTGCTTGTTGTAAAGAAATGTTCTTAAATTTAGGTAAATATAATAAAGCAGATAAATACCATAAAGATTATGTCAAATGGATTAAATTACACGGAATTAAAACCAAAATAGTTAATAACAATCTTTATATTCAATTAAAAATAAAGTGTACAAAATTAAAAAATAGTAAGTGTTTAATTTATAAACATAGACCGTTGCTTTGTAAAGAGTTTAATTGTAATGATTTATTTTTTATAAGACTAAATAAAAGATTTAATTAAATAGCTTTATGAATAAAAATGAAAAAATAATTCAAGTTATGCCACAAGATGAATCTTATGGGGTAGTCCTCACTAACCAAGGCAATTTATATAATTACACACTAACAAAAAATTTAACTACAGGAAGAATCACAATTATTTCTTTATACGCTGAAGTAGAGTTAGATGTTTAATCTTAATCCTATGAATATATTTACTAAATTTAAGCAAAAACGAGCCATAAAGCAATATCAGAAGTACCGAAATACCCCTTGCCCAAAATGTAACCAGCTGAATTGGAATTATTGTTTTGCCCCTTATCTTAAAAATAAAGAAAAATGTAGTATAGAAGCCAGAGTGTGTAAAAACTGTGGATATAAAGACACAAACGGACATATTATTTCTAATGAGATAAAACTTAATTCAGAACTTACTTTTAAAGTAAGTCAAAAATAATAATCTTATGGATACTAAAAAAATACAAACTATCCCTGAAAAAGAATTAGTCAATGCCATTTGTTATAATTCAGGGCATTCCTCAGGACAAGTAAGAAAAATTCTTTCTTCAATGAAAGAGCATATAACAAAAGAATTAAAATCAGGCAACGCAGTTAAATTAGGATTTTTTGGTAAATTCACCCCTTTTTATAGAGCACCCCGCCAAGTTAAAAACCCAAGAAATAAACAAATGATGGAAGTAAAAGGGTTAAAACTAATTAAATTTAGAGCCAGCAAAGCCCTAAAAGACACTGTAAAAGATACTTATGATAATTAAGAGTATAGAATAAACTTTTTATGAAAAACCAAAAATACATCAATGAAGATTTAGATTTCATTTTTATCCGTGCCCAAGATAAAAACGGAAAATGGAACAGCCTCTCAGTTCGTGAATTAGATAAACAGCAATGGGAAGATTATTTAACCAGACACTTTGGGGATGGAAAGAGATTTTGGAAGACTCTGACTCCCGAAGTAGAACAAGAAGAATGGAGTAATGAAGATAAATTAGGAATAATTAATTGGTTAGCTGACCAGGGGGCAGTATTTGTAATGATAAAAAGAGAAGCCAGATAAAATTTTATGCAGAATCAACCAAACACCACAAAAAATAAAAAGAAACAAAAGAAGTTTAAATTGAAACCTACAACTCTTTGGGAAAATTTGAGTCCTGAAAGTAGACAGGCACTGCTTTTAGCAAAGTCAAGTATCCATAAAGAGTCAAATCAACAATATGAGTCAAAAAAGCGAAAAAGAAAATTCAAAAGAGCTAAACAACATCATAACTACCTTAGCAAAAATACAAGACCAACTCTGGAAAGAAAAGAGAGTAACGACCAAGGAAGAGCTTTATCAAATAGCAGTTATAGGTAGTTATGTAAATTGTTTAGTCAGGGCATTTGCTGATAATGAGGTAACCCCGATAAAAGAAGAAGATAAACCCCAAGATGACACAGTATGACTTTAAAAACAAATCTTAGAGTACAAAAATTTATTTTAAATAAGGCTGGGTATCGTCTTCTGCCTATTAGAGATTTCAGACTAAGATATCACGAGTGGATGAGAAGTGTATGCCCCCAAGAAAGTCCTTACCCAAGATTTCACATAGTTAAGGACTTTGGGAAGAAGAAGTATGAAATACATTTAGATATGTATCGCACTCATAGAAAAAAATTATCTGGAACAATAATATCAGAAGGATATATTTTAAGAAAAGAGGCATTAAGAATTTATAAAATATCCTTTTTAGATTATTTAGAAAAAAATCAAGATATACCAGGTAAGACCTATAAAATTAAAAAGATGGCAATACGTTTAAAACGATTTCAAAATGGAGTAGACGAATTCGCAAAAAAAAAAAGAAGAAAGGAAAGATTAATTTTATGACTCAAACCTTTTTTAAAGAAGAACGAGAAGAAAAAAGAGGAACTCCTATTCCTGAAGAAACGAGATGGGCGATATTTAGTAGGTGTCAAGGGAAGTGTGAGTACTGTGGTAACCCAGCAGTAGATGCTCACCATATTCTCTCCCGTGCCCAAGGTGGGAGTAATAATGTTAATAACTTAATTGCTCTGTGTCGAGAATGCCACGACAATGATAAAATAAGAAATAAAATCGCAGAAAAACCCAAATATTATATGGGTAGATACAAATGGTAAGGATTTTTTAGATAATTAAAATATTATTATGACCTCACAAATGAAAAAGAATGTTAAAGACATTGTTTATGCTATTTTATTATTTATTGGTGTTTGTGTCCTTTTGGGTTGCTTATCTATATTTCTGTCAAAAATACAAAATTACCTCCTTCATCTTGGCTCTAACGAGGAGATAACCATTAAAAATAAATTCTAAAAAGTATGAATAAAATAATTTTATGGTTTCTGAAAAAACAAGAATATTAATGAGCAAAGCTCAAACTGGAAGAAAACACTCTGAAGCAACTAAAGAGAAGATACGCCAGGTAAGATTAGGAAAGAAACGAAAGCCTTTTTCAGAAGCAACTAAAAAAAAGATGAGTAAAGCTAAATTAGGAAATGAGTATTCTTTAGGTTTTAAACACGGAGAAAAAATAAAGAAATTCCATAGAAATTTAATGTTAGGCAATAAGTATAGATTAGGAATAAAACATACTGAAGCTACAAAGAAAAAGATAAGAAAATCGTCTTTAGGCGAAAAAGGAAATAATTGGCAAGGTGGTATTACTAAATCTTCTTCTTTAATAAGAAGTAGTGCCAGATATGTAAAATGGAGAAAGGATATTTTCAAGCGTGACAACTATATTTGTCAAAAATGTCATTTAAAAGCAAGTGGATTTTTAGAGGTACACCATAAAAAATCTTTTTCTTCTATTTTAAAAAGGTATGGTATAGTTACAAACGAAGAGGCAGTAAAATGTAAGGAATTGTGGGGCTTGAAAAATGGTGTTACTCTTTGTAAGGAATGTCATAAATTAACCAATACACATATAAATAAAATCAATACAAATATGTTAGCAAAAGTATCTTCACTCATATCTATTGACCCAGGAAGCATCCAAATCGGGATAGCTTTTTTTCAAGACGAAAAACTAATAGAGTCTAAACAAATAAAATTATCGGGGGATACTTTTTATAGTCGACTAAGAAATTTAAAGTTAAGTGTGATAAAATTTTTTGAAAAACACTCTATTGTAGAGTTTATGGCGGTTGAGACCCCCTTTATAGGGCGAAACCCTCAAGCAGGGCTAAAGATAGGGCAATGCAGGGGTCTGATATTAGGCATAGGGTTTGATTATGATTGTAAAGTCATAGATATAGCCCCACAAGAGACCCGTAGCTATTATGGAGTTAGCACAAGAGCTAAAAAAGAAGAATATCAAAGAATAGTTAAGTTAGAAAATCAGAATAAAGTAATGGGCAGTGATGAAGCAGATGCTGTTGCCATTGGTTGTACTGCATTACATAAAATAAAAAAAACCCGTCTATACAACGAAGCTATTTAAAAGACACCACAAGCGATAGATTTTCTCCATCGCTTAGGTGAGATAACTATATTAAATAAAAAGGTGAAAGACAGTCTATTCGGTTGGACTGCTTTTTTTTCCTCTTATGTCAATATATCGAGCTTTATTAGCATAAGTATCGGTTAATTTATGACATTCTTTGCAAAGAGTAAGACCATTTGAAAGTTTCCATAAATCTTTACATTTATATGCTTGAGATAAAAAAAATATAAAATATTTATCCAATAATTTAGATAAAGCAAGTTTATGATGTGCTTCTAAAAAACAACCTCGTTGTTTACATTTTTGACAAATATAATTATCTCTTTCAAATACTTCTTTTCTCCATTTTCTATATTTAGCACTATTTCGTATATACAAAACAAGCTTTGTTTTACCGCCTTTCCAATTATTTGTTTTTTCTTTATTTTTTAACCAATAGTTACTCATTTTCTTTTTAGTTTTTTCAGAGTGTTTAAAACCTAAAGAACTTTTACGCATTTTTTTTATTGTCTCTTCTGAATGTTTTCTTCCTAACCAATATTTATTATTTTTGTTAGTATTACTAATTTTATCTTTCGTTGCTTGTGTATGTTTTTTGCCAAAGAAAGGATTATCCTTACCAATATATTTGCCTTTTTTACTATTACTCATTTTAATTTTTATTTTTTCTGATAAAATTACTCCCTTTCTTGAAGAAACTCTACCTTGACAGGCAAGACTAATGTTTTTTCTATGGCTTTTAGTAAATACTCTTGACATATACTATTATTATAGTATATTTATAGTAATTTGTCAACTCTTAAGGAGTATTTTTATTTTTTCTTAGGTCTAAATAAATAAATGTTCCAATTCCAATTACTAACAAAACTATTAACATCCAAAAATTTAACTGAGTATCAATTAATTTATTAATAGCAAAAGCTACTAAAGCAGTCGCAATAGAGGATAGCCCTGCAAATTTAACTGCTGATTTCTGATTAAGTGTAAGAAGTTTTTTCATATTTTTACTTTCTCCACGGGTCAAATAGTATTCCAACTACAAACCCCGCAATTACTAATATTGTATTATGAATTAAAATAAATTCTAATGAGATTGAATTACAATCCATATTTTTATTTATTAGTTAATTCTAATTCACCCTCAATAATCTTGTCCCAATCAACTCCACCATCTTCCTTTTTAGCGATTTCTTTATTAAAGCCCAATGCCATAGAAATCAAAGTGTCTTCACTAATGGCAGGTATCCAAAAACCAACCGCAGATGAATTTTTATCTTTAATTATTTTTGTAAAATTATTCATAGAGTCTTCCTTCCAATTCTCTGGCAAATCTCTGAAAGACTTGCACCAAGTAATTGGGTAATTGCTACTTAAAATTTTTTCTGGTTTTCCACAACTATCTCTTACATACATTCTACCATTTTTATCAATATAATAAATATACACTGCGTGATGAAACTCTACTTTGTCAGGAGGCTGTACTTCTCCGTCTCGTTCCCAATTAGTATTATTATCACCAACAGCAATTTGTAAGGGTGAATGTTCTAAAGCGTCAATCATTGCAGATTTGGTTAGAACCCAAGAATGATTACCACCAAAGTATCTCTTTCCCGCTTGTGGTAAATTAAATATACTGCCCCACTTACTCCAACCACCTGTTAGCATTTCTTGAGTAAAAGGAGTTGCATATTCTAAGTCTGTCCCTTTATTTATAAAAGTATCTGATACTTTATTAAAAGTATTTCCATTCTTTTTTGTTTTACTTTCTACTCCCAATCTTCTATCAGATAAATTTAGTTGAATTCCCAGCCTGTTAGCCATCGCCTCACCACAATCTAATCTACTAAAGATTACGCAGAAAGGAATCCACCACTGTTTTTCCCTCTCTGGTAAATAAGGCTTCCAATTAAAGGATTGCTTTTTTTGCGTTGTTCCAAAAATTAACTCATAAATAGCATCTTTTTTCTTTATCTTTTCTGGAATGTAGGTATTGATGTGTTTAATCATAACAAATTATTATTTTTCTTGTTAAGATACTTATTCAACGACCTTTGAAGTTTCTTCAGGAGAAGGTTTTTCTTCTTTTGGCGAAGATAATTTTTCCTTTAAAATTCTTAATTGTTGCACTGCCCCATCTAAAGCCAATAGATTTGATTCATTGTCGTGAATAAACTTCTTAGCTTCTGCAATTTTTGTGGCAAGTCCTTGAAAGTTTGCCGATTTTTCTTCTAACTCTTTTTCTATTAGAGTTAGTGTGTTTGTGTTTTCATTAGTCATAATGTTCTTTCTCTTTATTAATTATTATTTACTTTTTCCTCAAGCTCACGCACTTGTTTAGTTAAACGATTAATACAATGAGCCATAGTTAAATATAAATCTTGTTTAGATTCAAACATTCCTATCATCTGCCCTTCACGAAATACCTTTGGGTTTAGCCCACAAGTTGGCAGTACTTCTGGTGGAATGCTTCTTTTACGATTAGCAATTGCTACCATATCATCAACATCACCCAAAGGTTCAAAAGTATCTGGGTTAAACTTATCTTTAGGAATAGGATTCATTTTTTTATTTATAACCTCAGTATAATGTGCCTGTCGTTCTACGAGTGTTTTGGTTTTATTCAAATACAAAGGTTTGGCAGTTTGTTTTTTAAACTTTACCTCTATATCATCCTCTTTTTTTTGTATTTTTTCTTCTGGCATAAATTTAATAAGCAGTCATATCAAAAGTTCCTGTCCAAGCCCCTCCAGGCTGTCCTCTAAATTCTTCTAATCCGCCACTATCATAGCATACAATATCTCCTTGTGCAGAAGGATTGGAAGTTCCGACATCTAACCCTAATTTTGTACAATTCAATACACCAATAATATCGGCATTGCCACTTACATAGAAAGCATTAGTTGGAGTTATTGCCGCACCGACTGCCAATTTACTTGAAATAGATTGCTCTGTGGTATCGATTCGAGAAGTAGTAAGTTCATACCCTGTTATTGTATGTGCTAAAACTTGAGAAGCAGTAACCGACCTTGCATAAATATCACCACCATCTATTTTTGTTACATCACTGGCGTGTCTCCACGCTTCAATATTTGTTTTTGTAGTACTGTTTTGAAATATTCTATTTGTTGCATCTGAAGCTAACTTTCCAACTACAATTGAAGTCGCCCCCAGTCTATCAACTGATAATGTTCCTGTAGAAATATTACTTGCGTTCAAGTTGGTAATTGTTATGGTAGTAGCATTTATAGAACCAGATTTTAAATCATCCGCTACCAAATCACCTCTAATTGTTATGGTAGGAGAACCCCCAGAATTAAATCTTAAATAATGAGTAGCATCTCCGTATACTTCAAAATAAACAGCTCCCCCAGAAGTTTTTTGTAATAAGAATCCTGCCACACTATCAGCATACGAACTTTTACCGTAAGAAGCAATCAATCCACCAATTCCTGAACCACCTACCTTTAGTGTATCACGAAAATAACCATTATCACCAGCAATAATCGGAGAGTAAATTGCTTTATTAGAAATGAAAGTCCCTCCCGATAAGATGCCTTCTCGTAACTTATCTAAATTGCCATCATCTGTCCAGCCTACATCATTAGAGTATTCACTTAAATCCGCACTATTAGGAGGGTTGGCATCAGAAATTTGACTCCAAGTAATCGTTGAGCCTGGTCCCAAAACAATATCTCCTGAAATTTCTAATACACCTGTTTGAGTATTAAATCTTAAATAATTATCTCCGTCATAATACATCTCAAATTTTGAGTAATCAGTAGCAGTTTTTTCTAACCAAAATCCTTTGCTTGCATCTGCATAATCTGTTTTGCCATAAGATTTTATAACAGAGGCAATTCCTGATTGGCCCATTGTTAGAGTATCTCTAAAATAACCATCTATACCTGCCAAAACAGGACTATAAATCACATCTTCTTTTATAAAGCTACTCCCACTGTATTCTATGTTAGCTTCAGTAATTGGAGTATCTCCTGCTTGGATACTTTCTATACTACTTTGAGCTTGTGATATACTTTGGTTAATCAAAGTTTCTTCCTCTGATACTGCGGCGGTTAAGTCGCCCCCTATCTGTCCTAATTCAAGTAAAGCAGAGTCAATTTTATACGATATTCTTTTAACAACCAAACCATCAGCAAAAGTAGTTTGTAAGTCATCACGAAGATTCCTGATACAGATTCTATGCCCTGGTTCAATACCTGCAATATTATATTTGTCAGTTACTTCAATTGTCAATTCTTGCTTAGGGTCTTTTCGGTAAGCCAATACTTTTGTTACTCTAATATCTGAAACTGCACTTGATAATACAGCAGAGTCTTGCTGAAATAAAGTAATTCTGCCGTAATCATCTTGTGAATCACTATTTTTATCATAATCAAAAACATACGAAGCATCTGCAGTTGAACGCCCATTCCAAAATACAAAATAATTAACTACACTTTCTATAGTTTTATGTGATTTAATCTCGGCAATGTCCCTACCAATAACTAATGTATGCTCCGTTTGTGAACTACTGTCTTTAACATACAAATCACCCTCACCATCTACATACCAATACCAAGTAGTAGGTAAATACTCTTCTATTTTTTTCAGAGTGTCTAAATGTTTCATTCTATCAAAAGTGTAAGATACAGAGTTACCACAATCATCAATCGTAGTTCCCCAAATATATGAAACCATTGGATTGGTAGTTTGTAAGATAAAATTATCTAAAATATTTTTAATAATTTTTGAAGAGGATTCAGCAGTTTCTTCCACATAAAAGCCAGCAGGCTCAGTCGGCTCATAAGGCGGAGTACCAGAAATATTATAATAGTCATTACTCAATTTAGAAACCGCGCCATAAAAAGTCAATACAACAGTTTCCTGACCATTTGTATATTGTGGTCCGATAGCAACTAAATATCCGTAAAAAATTTGTTTATCTGTATTAAACCTATCAGTTAAAAATATTTTTAATCTATTGCCGTATTTGATTGCCCCCGTTGGATTCTTTACTGCATCATACTCATCATAATTATCTATTGGTTTTTTTAGAGAAATGGTTACTCCCCCCACGCCACCATTAATAGTTCGGCTAATCGTCAAGTTAGAAATTATTTCATCTGGGCTTAGAACCTTAATAAAAGTTCCGTCTGGCTCATATAATTTATAACAAAGTTTATTTTCTACCCTTTCCCTTTCTATTATGTTAGATTTGGCTGAAAGAGTTGTATAGGACATTACTATTAATTGTGCCTTTGCAGAAATATTAGTTAAAACGCCAGTTTCTTTAATATTTGCTTTGGTGGTAATAGCTTTTGTCTTTGTATTTTGTATTCTTGCTTTGGCAGACAAAAGATTAGGCAACCCAAGATTTCCTTTTGCTAACAGAGTTTGTATTGTAGTAGATACTAACTGTGCTTTGCCCAAAATTAAAGAAGAACACACACTTTTTAAATTAGAAAGTGCGGATATACTTGTTGAAGAAGTAGATAACCCAGTATAATGCACAGTTAAAGTAACATAGTCTATCTGTGGGTATACAGGAGTGTAGGAATGTTGACAACAGACTACTTTAACAGTAACCCCGTTTATTATTGCCCCGCTTGGTACAGAGCAATTAAAATTAGTTACTTTCAAATAGTAAGAAGTTTCTATTGTTCCTGCAGTTGTTTTAACAGAATAAACAAACCCAAAATTTGAAGCATTTACTTGAGTATCTGTTAAAGACAGCCCCCACAAGACAGCACTTCCTCCGTAAGACACGGCAGTCAATGACTCTTCTGGTAAATAGGTATCCGTTGCTTTCTCATCGCCTACTATTGCATCACCAACAACTAATTTTATACTATTTTCTTTTATGCTATACAAATCACTATCCCCCAAAGTATTTAGACACGGAGACCCCCCTTCAAATTTAACATTATCAGTTAAATACCATTCCTTTGTTCCCACAGAAGTATCGTTGCCGGTTGTTCCTGGAGCAAGTTCGCCCGTGTCTGCCCCAATAAAATAGTTAGGAATTTTTAAGTTTAAGCGTCTAAATAACCAGCATAAGTGAATAGGTTTCCAAGTTTCTAACCAATTAAAAAGTTTCATCTTCCTATTAGAAACACATTCACCTGTGCTAATTATTGGTAATCCTTCTTTAGAGGATTCTCCTGTGTAAAAATGAGCTGAATATTTTGTTATTTTATAAATTCTTTTATTTTTTGGTACTCCTAAAAACTTCCTTCCCAAAGGATTATTACAAATCTTTGCTAAAATTATTTCAGACTTTGTTTGCATAAAGATTAGATATATGAAGCTGTGTATACAAGAGTTAAATCTACATTGAAAGGGGTTCCTGTTACAGTTATATCAACTGTATTTGTACCGATTTCAAAAGCTGGGAAGACACCTGTAAAATCAACTTCTGTACTATCCACTTGAACAGTCAAATTTTCACAATCAACAACTAAGCTTTCAGCATCACTAAAACTTCTGGCAATAGTAATAAAATCTCCGAGTGTTGTATTCTTAATTTCTATTGCAGTTACATTATCTCCCGAGGTAAGGTCAATGGTTATAACAGGGTATGCACCAATACTCCCAATCATTGTAATTACTTTGCTAAAAGGAGAAGAAGTTTGAGCGAGTAGAGTTTCTGTAGTACTGGAAATTGCTTCACCAAATGGATTAGCACATTCAAATTCAATTGAAAAAGGACACCAATAACTATTAAAATGCTCTCTTTCTATGGTTATGCTTTTTACTGTGGCAGTATATCTTCGTGTTCCTCCTGCGTATCCTACATCAAGACTTTTCTTCTGCCCGACTAAATTTTGTTTTAAAGTATCTATTCGGCTTTCCAAATTTGAAATAGATGTTCCAATAATATGCCCAGTTACAAAAATCGTTTTCTTTCGCCAATAATTAGACATTAAAAAACTCCCATCTCGACGAGCCTTGCTCTCTGTGATTAAATCGTTTTCTGGTGCGGAAGTATGCAAAACTTTTTCAGTGATAATATTACTGGTCTGCAAGTTATATGAATTGAAAATTAGTGTAGCCATAGATTTTAGTAAGCTCCATTTTTAGCTAAACGGAAAGCTTCCCCAATAGTTACTTGGACTTGCTGAGATATTTTATCTATATAAGATTCATCAGTAACTACAGGATTATTAATTATTACATTCACAGGAGTCGGTCCTTCACTTGTTCCGTAAACTCCCATATTTATTTCATCTGAAGTTGGCAACCGACCATACATACCCCCCCAATTATTTACATACTCTTGTTCTGCTAATAAATTTCTTGATACATTAGCCCCTGAAATAGACCTCTCCAGTGCGTCCGCAGTGATTTGTGGTAGTTGCATCAAAAGAGACGGAACTCCTGACTCTCTAATAGCATCATAGATACCTTTAAATGCTTTTTGGTAATCTTCTACTATACCTGCCAAAGTATCCGCAGTTTTTTGTCTAATTTCATCTTGTTGTGCTTTATAATCAGCCAATTCTCTATCCATTTCTAATTTAATGTCATCTGTTCTTTGAGAGTATTCTAATTTTTCCTCTGCTAATCTTTCTCTTAAATCTTCTAAGCGTTCTCCATTTCTCCTTCGTTCATCAGCATCTGCATCTTCTCTTTCTGCAGTTTTGTCAGCCAAACTTTGAGCATAATCTCTATTCTCTCTTGCCATTTCTTTTTCTAACTCTTTAATTTTTTCTTGGTCAGCCCGCAAACCCATACCAATTTCTAAATCTAATTGATGTTGTAAATCTTCTACCTTATCTGCGTGAGTCTGAGACATTTTATCCATCGTATCCTCAAACTTTTTTGCTCTATCATCCATTGAATCAGAGAAACTTCTATTCTCATCAGAAATATCATCTTCAATTTTCTGAATCGTTTTTTCGTGTTTGTCTGTTAATCGAGATAACTCTGTATCTATGTCCTCTAAAAATCTTGAATACTTTAAAGCAGATTCTCCGAAAGCGTCTGCTTGTTCGTCTAATGCTTCTGTATAGTCATTAGCAAAACCACCTAAATCAACATAGAATTCACTAATTTCTTTTGTAACTTTATCTATTATTTTAGAAATCTTATCTGTCGCCGAATCTATGTCGCCACCAAGTAATTCTTCTAAAGATGGAAAGTCTCGTACTTCGGGAGTAGTAATTCCTCCTGTCAGTGGAGTGAATCCGTACATTGGGGACATCTGGTCTGCATATTCTTTTGCATACTTACTATAGTCCATTTGCCCTTTTTCAGGTGGGTCATAAAAAAATCCTGCAGGACCCATCAACGCAATATGTAGAAGTTTCTTTTCAAGTTTCCCAACTAAATCTATGGCTTTTCCAAGCCAAGATAAAAATTTATTGCCATCTATAAAGTCTTTAATTTTTTTCGCAAAATCACTTACGCCTTTCATTACATCACGAGTGCCTTCACCAAACTTCTTTAATATTTTTAGAATATTTCCAACCCACTGACCGTATTTCTTAAAAGCATCTATGACTGCCATAATTTCCTCTTTATGTTCATCAATATATTTTGCAACAATCAAAAGAACTTTCATAAACTCAAGCTGAAGTTTAGCAACTACCTCACCTATACTTCTTTTATAGGCATCCCACTCAGCTCTGGCGGCTTCTAATTGTCGATTAATACTTTTATCAGCTTCTTCAAGAGCTTTGGCAGTTGACCCAGCCCGACCAGCTTGCTCTTCTAACATTTCATTAAAGCCTTTTCCATCATTAGCCGCCAAAACCATCGCAGCTCTCATACCCCTAATATTTGGAATAAGTTTTCCAACTACCTCAAAATTACCCTGTGAAGCCTTACTTAAATCTTCCATCATTCCGCCTAATCCCTTGGCTCTTAAAGTTGTAATATCCCATTGAAAGTTTAAATCTTTATTTTGAGCATTCAATCTTTTGATAGTATCCCTTGCTTCATCTGTTGGGTTCATTATACTTCTCATCAAACTTTCCAAAGCAGTTGCAGATTCAGCGGCACTAATACCTCTCAAAGTCATTTCAGACATTGCAGCACTTATTTGCTCAAAAGGTATTCCTAATTGAGAAGAAGCCGTTACTACTGAACCAATCTCACTGGCTAATTCATCAAAAGTAATAACACCTTTATCTACAGTTTTAAACATACTATCCATAATATCAACCGCATCTGCCCCAGTTTTTCTATTATAAGCATTCATCACTGCCATTAAGCCTCGGGCAGCAACTTCTGCATCTGTCCAACCAGCAATTGCACCTTGTGTTGCAACTTCTAAAATCTTCATTGCTTCTGCTCCCTCAAAGCCAGAAGAATAGACATCATAAAGACCTCTGGCTAATTCAGGTGCGGCTTTTCCTAATGCAACCGATAAATCTGAAACCTGCCCTGTTAGTTTGGCTAAACTCTCGTCAGTTAATAAGGCAATAGTATTAGTAAATGCCATTGCTTCATTAAACTTTTTAAAATCATCTGCTACACCTAAAAGAGCATTCACAGCACTGCGGACAGCATAAATAGCACCGACTATCGCACCAAGTCGCCTTATATTAGTAGTAACCTCGCCAAAAGATTTACTCAAACTGTCCAAAGATTTAGTTGCTTTATTGGTCATTTTCTGAGTACTTCTTTGAACTTTTTTTGTGCTATTTTCTACATTTCTACTGAAAGTAGCCACATTAGTTTCTATCCGCTTAACTGTTGCGGAGAGATTATCTACTGCTTCTATTACAATGTCTATGTTACTTGCCATTTTTTTGAGCTTTTAATTGTTTTGCTTCTTTTTTACTTACCCGTTTGACTGGTACGTGTCCTGGTAACTGGTCTAAACCACCATAATGTAGTTTCTTAACAACAATTTCCTTGTCAGGGAAGGGTAAGGGAGAGTCTTTCCAATTCTTAATCGCATCTTTACTGCCTGCGTGTAGGCAGAAGTTGAAGAATAAATCTTGATTTTTTTCATATACAGTTGAATTCGCAGCTACCTGTACAACTTCCCATAGCTCTTCCCAGTATAATTCTTCAAAGATGTAATATTTTGTCCATCCATATCTAACCGCCAAGGTATCTACTATCCAAGCAAGAAATCTCATCTTGGGTAGTAGAGTACCTCGAGTGGCTGAATGTCCTAATCTTTCTTGGTCGCCCCCAGACTCCCCAAAGGGGCTACGGAGTTTTTTAAGTTTTCGCTGAAATTATTTAATGAGATAACTTTTTCTGCCATATCAGATATTTCTTCTGGGTATGCCTCTGCTAATAATTTATCAGCTTCAACTTCTATACAAAAACTCACAAGTTTAACAATTTCTTTCGGAAAGACAGAATAAAGCGTTGATACATCAAGAGGCAACTTACTGCTGATTTCTCCTGATTTTGCTTTATCTGTTTCGAGGGGTTTATTATCTTTTCCTACCTGTGGTTTTTGTACCATTTGCTTACGCAAGGAATCAATCATTCCAAGATAAATTTCTTGGGCTTCATAATACTTGCCAGCTCTTAGTTTGTTAATGGTAATTGTTTGTCCATTGAAAACTGTTTCAACGGATGTTTTTAGTTTCTCTGTCATAATTTCTATTTACTTAGTTAATAAAAGTATCTATGCCAACGCTTCATTCACACTAAAGAGTTGATGACCCGAAGCGTGAGAAGTATCAGCGTAAGAAGTGAAAGTAACTGTTATAGCAGTAGGATTGTCTCTTTCAAAACTTGTTTCCATACCACCAGTAATAGTCTTAAAGAAAGTCCAAGTAGTTACTAAACTGGTATCATCATTATCAGTTATTTCAAGCATTAAGGGAGTGAAAGTAACTGTAACAAGTCCACCCACGCCGATTTTGTTTTCTGCCCCTGGATTTTGAGTATACGTACATTGTTGGATAGCAATTTGTAAATTATCTGCTTCACTTTCTAACATATCAAATTTGATAGTAGCAGTTTCATTAGTAATTGCTGTTTCGACAGGTGCAGTAACTTGGTCGCAATAAATATCCTTAGTTTCAAAGCTGTAAGTAACTGTAACCCCGCCAGAAGTACATCCTACATTAGTCCCGCTTATAGTGCCAATGTAAAATCCATCTACATCTACGGTGTTGACAGTTCCACCAATGGTAACTGTTGCACCACCGGTATTAATATTCGTGATTGTTATAGCCATAAGATTTTATATCTAAAATTAGTTATTAAGCTCTTTCCACTGGTCGTAAGTTATAAACAGAAGTGTGCCTTCTGAATTATGACATCGACACCCCTTGCCTCTTAACTTTAGAAGATTTTCTGCATCTTCAGTATCTACTTCCTGGGGCTGGTTTTTATAAAACACTGCCCTCTTATCTTTTAGATTGTATTTTAAAACCCCGTTACCAACGAATACAATCTTAGTCTTCTTCTCTAACATATTTGCGAATGATGATGCCGAGCTTATCCATACCGACCTTTTGCTTGTCGATTATGCATCTCCAAGAGTTATCTATGACTTCCTTTAATTCAGAAATCAGCTGTTCAGCAACTTCCTTTTCTAACTCTCTGGATTCCACTGCTCGACAGATTTGTGCAGTCATTTTTCTCATTTCATAGAAAGAATCGCCGCATAAATCTTTTACTGCTTCGCCAACTTCAACATCTTCTATCTTTGTCCAAGTTTTAAACTTTTCCAAAAGAATTTGTTGAAATTTTGGTTGGGGGTTTTTATCTTCGTTGGTTTTGATTGTTTTCTTTTCTATACTCATACTCTTTATTATTAATTATTTACTTGCATTAGTTATATTGTATCTGGCATTTATTCGCCAGCATTGTGAGGTGTCATCATAAGTCTCATCTTGATATCCCCGATAACAAGTATAAACTAATATATTATCATCAGAAATAGTTTGCCCGTGCAATAAGGCATATATTCTATCTGCAATATCGTCAGCTTCTTTCATCGAGCTGTCGCTGGAAAAGACATCTATGTTAATAATCAAAGTATTTATATCAGCATTTCTATCTGAATCATAAGGGTTATCCTCTATGCCTAAAATACTATACACTACTATTGGATAAGGTATGTTACTTTCCTGTTTAGGGTGAAAGTGAAAAATGTTTTCATTCCCGCCCAGTAAAGTTATTAAAGTTGCGTCATCTTTTAAGACACTGAAAACTAACTTTTTTAAATTTTGCACTGAAAATCCCATAAGATTACTTTGTTATTAAGGCTCTTCTAAAAGCCGTTTTTAGATTATCTTCGACCTTTTTTCGCATTTGTATTGCAGTTTTTGCCATATACCATTTTCCTTCAACCCAAGAAGCAACTAACCTCTTGCCCAAAGCAGGTACATATCTACCTGGTTGTTGAGTATGCCCCGTTTCTACATAGACCGCATACGGTGCAATAGCTATATCAGGACCGACAGTTGCCTTAAATGTTCTGCCTTCCTGTGACTCTTGTGATAGTATACTTCTTCTTAGATTACCTGTCTTTGCAGGACAATTCTCTTTCGCGGCTTTTTCAACTTGTAGCCCCGATGTTCTAACTGAAGCCCTAAGCAAATTATCCAAACTTGCCCGTTTACTTTTTATTGACAATAAGGCAAGGTCTGCCCCACGAACAGTAATTTTAATCATAACGGTCATCATTTAATTTTTCTAACAATATATCAAAATAATAATAATTTGATGAAAAATGAACATTGGCGGCTTCTTCCTCGTCTATCAATTTGACTCTGAAAGACTCTTCTGTCTCTTGGTCATAAAACATACTTCCTTCTTGAAAGTCAATTTCTATCGGCACATTTTCCCGAGAAATTACTTTTGGTAGAAATCCTCGATGAGTATAATTATATAATGTACCTTGTAACTCTCTTACTTCATCTTCCGTTAATGGTTGAATAGTGCCAGGAATATTTACATAATCAGAAGTAAAAGTTTCATTCAAACCGCCTGTATCGTCCTTGGTTGTTGCCTTGTTCTTAACAGTAATCTTAGTATTAAACATTCTCAATGGAATGCCTATTACTTTAGTAGGCTGAATTATCTTCAATTTGGCAGATAAGAATTGATTGGTAGTTGTCATATCTTTTAACCTAATGGTCCATTAGTAAACATTGTTTGATTAGCTTGTCTATAAGGTCGGAGCAATCTTTCTACTTGGTCAACCCCACCAATCATTCCCATACTCTTAATACCACTACTTCTTTTTCTGGTTTCTCTATAATTGCCTACTGCGATTGAGGTTAATTCAACATCATCTCCACTTTCAGACCTAATAAATTGTTCTGTTAATATTAATGTTGCTTTTGTAATTGCAGTAGGAATTGGATAATACCCCGCTGAATAAACTACTTCTGCCATTGGTATAACATTTGAAGCGGTCGGGTCTCGTAAGCATAAATTCAAAGCATAATCGCTCAAATTTAAGCCAAAGTATTCAAGATAACCTGTTGTTTCATTTATTCGCCAATTATCTACTTCAGTTGCTGTGTCCCAAGTTATAACTCCTGATGGACTGAAAGTAACTGTAATTTCTTCAACAGACACGATTGGTCGGTGTGGTAACTGAATAAATAATCCATTCTTTGGATAATCATAAGTAACTCTAATATCTTTTTCACAGCGAGAACTAAGACCGACACTTCCCCCCAACCATTGATTAATTGCTAAATGTGCTCTATCAACATACTCCTGTAAAACTGCGTCTGAATACTCAGCAAAATCAATAATCGTTTGGCTTTTAAATTGAGCCAAAGTTAAGTAAATAGTTATTCCTACTGATGCCTTTGATGTGATTTGTGTAGTTGTAGTATCCATAAGATTAATTAGTGTAAATACTATTATTTAATTTTTCCAAGAAAAGTTCATAATGATGATAGTTTGTTCTTGAAATCCAGCGATTAGCCAATCTTTGATTCCTTACTGCTTTTACCCGATAGTTAATATTCTTTCGGGTATCATATAATAAATCGCCTTCTCTAATAGAAATATAGATAATTGTATTATTGCGGATTATTGCTTTAGGTAAAAATCCCCTATGTGTATAATTATACAATTTTCCTTGTAAAGTGGCAATTTCTTCTCCAGTTAGAAATCTAATCGCAGCGGGAACATAGTATTGATTTACCGCAAAAGTTTCATCTAAATCCCCTACATCATCTTTTATATTTGTTTTTTGTTTAATATTTACTTTGGTATTTAGCATATTTTTAGGAATGCCCAATACCTTTGTTATGACATATAAAGATGCTTTGGCTGAAATAGAATATTCGCCCAAAAGTAATAAAGATGCTTTAGCAGAAACAGTAACATCGTGTGTAGTTTTTATACTTCCTTTTGCTTGGATTGTTGGAGAGGCAGTTATTTCAATATATGCCAATGCCTGAATAGTAGATGAATACCTTATTACAATATTAGCTTTCCCGCTTATTGACTGATTTTCTGTCTTCTTTACTGAACCTAATCCTTGTATATTAGATTGACTGGTCTTTTTAATATCGCCCTTTGCAGAAATACCATTAGTAATATCAGATGTTTTAATTCTACCTTTAGCTTGGGTATTTACAGAAACTGCATACTTTTTAATACTGGCTAATGCAGTTATAGTCCGTTCAGAAGTATCTTGAATACTACCTTTAGCTTGTATATCTGTATCGAGAGTTTCAAGTAAATTTGCTTTGGCTTGAATAGTTTGTTCTCCAAGAACTTTAATACTTCCAAGAGCCTGAATCATTGTGCTACTTGTTTTAAAAATATCTGCCTTACCTTGAATATCTTGTTCACCCAGAGCCTTAATATTTCCAAGAGCCTGTGCACTCTTGCCCAGAGTACAAATTAAGTTAGCTTTAGACTGAATACTTTGTTGGCTGGTAACTTTAATATTTCCAATAGCTTGGATTGTGGTGCTGTCTGTCTTAAAGATACTCGCTTTTGCAATTATATCTTCCCCAAAGCTAAATTTAATATTTCCTTTTGCAGTAATTAAGACCTCTGAAACTTTGAATATACTCCCTTTACAAGATATAAGAGTACTTTGTGTTTTCTTTATGCTCCCAATGGTGGAAATACTTGTTCCTTCTCCGCCTGTCTGTATTCTTCCTTTGGCGGAAATAGCCGAACTAAAGGTTTGTTTGATAGACCCCTTACCAAAAATACTTGTACTTTCTTCTCGAGTAATCCGACCCTTAGCTTCTAAGAGTATATCACCAGAAATTCCTACTCTTCCCAAAGCAGTAACTGTCTGAGTCATTATTTTTTTAATATCCCCCTTTGCTGTTAGTGGATTATCAATACCTGAAATTTTTATACGAGCCTTTGCGGTTATACTCTGATTAAAAGTATTTCTTATGTTTGCCTTAGCTTCTAATAGATTTGAAATTCCACCAAGCTCAATTCGTGCTTTGGCAGAAATACTCGTATCTGATAAAGACTGAATACGAGCCTTAGCAGAAATTGAGATAGAATTATCTAACACTTTAATATCTGCTTTGCCTGAAATAGCTGTTTCGGAAGTTTTCTTTATATCACCCTTTGTAGTTAAACTTACTCCTTCACCATATAAAATATTACCTTTGGCAGAAATGGCAGACATTTCTGTCTTTTCTATTCTTCCTTTAGAAGTGATACTTTGTTCTTGTGTTTTCTTAACATCAGCTTTAGCACTAACACTTCCACCTATATTAGTTAATATTAATGCCTTACACTGAATAGAAGTTTCTACGGCAATTAACTTAATATCTGCTTTTGCTTTTATATTAGTTGCTTGACTAACTTTAATATTAGCTTTAGAAGAAATATTTGTATCAA